GAAAGAGCAATAACAACAAGAGCAATACCACCTAAAAGAAAAACTGGAGTCATTCCATCCTTAGAGTAGGCCATTCGTGCTTCTGTATAGATACAAGCCTATATTTTTGCGCTGGAATCAATACCGCCAAATACTTATTTTAAGTAGTTGGCTCTGATGGCTAGGGCCGAAGGCTTACTACAACTTTAGTACTAGACGTTATCTGAATCAATCTCAGAAGACAGTTCTGAATCCTTATCTATCCCCTCAAGCGTACCATATTTTGTATAATACATTTCAGTTAATTTAGTAAGTTTCCATTTAGCAGTTGCTGTTTTTATACGGGCCTGCCTTATTTTTTGTTTAAGTTTTGATCGGAGGCTCAGTTTAATTTCAAATGGCTCAATTTCAGTTGAATATGGAATTTCATGAATTTCTTCGCGACCGGAAGATACTGGAGATGTGTTATATTCACATTTTATAAGTTTCCAGTGAATTGTAATTTTTCCGTGAAGCATATGTATTTTCTCCGGACACCATATCTGTCGGACAGTAATTGTCTGACCCTCTTCAAAATATGTTGGAGGAAGAATCGAGTTATAATTCCAATTATGGATAACCTGTTTCAAAAATTGGCTCGAAAATATGGGAGATGAAAACCATTTTACACTATATCCCTCAAATTCTCGCGCAATTTCTCCACAATAAACAATCAATTCACTATTTGTATCAGGCACTGGGGTTTTACTTGTACTTGAATAGCATGTAACTAAATTATCTACTACCGCCATTTGTATATTTATATTCCCCATTCGGTCGCTTATAGGACTCTCAAATTCCATCTATGCGGATTTGGCCTATACCCTTTAAGTAAAGTATATTTAGCAAATGGATAAATGGAGCGATAAGTTATTTCAAAAATGTTTAACATACATCGAAAGTGAACGTGTTCAATTAACTCTTCATGAAAAGATATTAACCCCTATATTAAATCATGTTCTCAAAAGAGTATTTCCATATATTATTTTAATTTGTGTAATGTTTGTATTACTTTTGATGTCGGTTCTTATCACTCTTGGTGTTATTATATTTCAAGTTCGTCCTGTAGGCTCTAATAGCGTTATGAATAACGGTTAAAATTGGTAGAGCAGTATAGTATTATGGGAAGCATTAGTCCAGTAGATATGACGGAATTAGGAAATCAAGTAAGATATTGGGTACATTTTGATAATTTACTACTGAATCTTAATAAACAAGTTACAGATACTCGTAACAAACGTCAAGCCTATGAAACAACTATAATAAATACATTAAAGGCATCTAATCACGAAAAGGCAGTTCTTCAAATTGCGGGAGGAAGAATTCTAGTTGCCGAAGAAAAGCATGCAAAGCCATTAAGTTTTTCTTCACTAGAAAGCATGCTTGAATCCTATTATCGTCAAAAGAATATCCCGGGAAAAGATGAAACCCAAGATATTATTAAATTCATTAAAGGATATCGTACTATTGAAACTACACAGCGTCTAAAACGACAGATTACTGACAAAAAGGTCTAAAGTCACTCTACATATATAGTATAGTGGTGATAACCGGTTTTCTTTGTGTAAATGAGTGATAAACGTTTTCAAAAATGGTTAGATGTAATTGTGAAAGATGGCTTAATGTGTGATAAACGTAAATCATGTATCCATAGATTTACACGCGCCTTATGTAATTTTATTACTAAACACGGCTACGCAATTGGAATTTCAGAGCCCCTTCTAAAAAATTGTATTGCTACAGGGCTTTTTGAAAATTCTAGAAAATCGCATATTGCATCTGAATGGAATTATTCAGATGTAAATACGGAGTATTCCGAAGAAGAGTTTATTCATTATAATTTCATTTTTGATTCGGAAGCGTGGGAAAAATTTTGGCTTGTTGAAGGGTGGTGGGGGGATGTTCATCCAGATAATTTATATGCTGAAGACCGGCGTTTAGATATTCAAAATTTTATCTGGAAACAGATATGCCTTTCAGAATCTCCACAGACTGAAGAATTAAATGAGATTCTTACGGGAGGAGAAGAAGAGATTACAACACCATGGTCTACAAATGGAGATGTCTATTTACAGGAGAGTGTTGAATATAATGGATGGGGTGGTCTGCGTCGTTAATGTTACCGCCAAGTACTTAAATTAAGTACTTGGCTCTAATGGCTAGTACAAAAACTTAAGTACTAGACGTTACTGGTCCCAATTACCTTCACTAAATGGAAGAAGTCCTATTTGGTCAATCGAATTTCTGTATTGCTGAATTTGTTGATCTACCTTAAGAGTAGCGGGTGTTTTTGGTTTACCACCGCGTGCCATTATACGTTTTTCATCATTTGATGATTCTGCCGGTTTTTGACCATAGCAATTTACACCAAATCGCATTTCAGGATTATCGAAATATCCACCATTTACACCAGGATTTCCACAAGCGTGTTTTTCATCCTCAGGTCCATGCTGAAGTTTATTCCAGGTTTCTTTCTGGGTAGGATAGACTGCAGCTTGTCCCTTTACCCATCCATAATTACACCAGTCTGCTCCCTTATCCCAAGCATCTTTAACTTGACTATATGTTGCTAACTCGGCACCTAGGGCACGACATAGAGGCTCGGCATCATAATATGTATATTCATTTGTACTTACATTAAATACTTCCCTGTTTCTAGAAGGTGGTAAAATTTTATTGAATATACTTTTACTCGACATTGTATTTTCAACTGCAATATCACTTGGGGAAGGCACCGGAACAATTGGTGGTGAGGGCGGTCCCTCATTTATTTCGGGGTCTTTTGCTCCAAATATTTTGCGTAAACTTGAAATAATATTATCGATTCCAATCTTAATTTGTGTTTTAAACACTATAAGAATTACTAAAAATACTATAACTAAAAATAAGAAGACAAAAATAATATTCATAGAGGATTTAGATGTAGTTAGACCAAGTGTAGTTGTAGAGCTATTAGATGTAGTTGTAGAGCTATTTACACGAGTATTACCAACGGCTAACAGGCTATTTATAACAGGTACATTCTTAAACGCCGTTGCTGTAGAGTTTACTGCAGAATTTACGCCTGAGTTTAAAGCATCTGAAATAGAATTTACACCCATATTTAGTGCTTTCATGGCAGAATTTGCAACCGTAGATGTTGAATCTACAAACATATCAGACATTGCGTTTGTTGCTTTTAGGGCAGAATTTGCAAATGTTGTTGTACTTTTTAGAAAACTATTGGGTACAACTCCTAAGGAATTCATCATTCAACTCTATTAAGAATGGAAGATATCTGTGTATGAATATGCTCTAAAAAAGGAGATACTCCAACATCTAAATGAATACCATCCGGGGCTTGGCTTGGATATGCTAATCCAAATCCCCATGCACATTGACAGTTATGAATAACTCCAGAAGTAGGTTCATAGCTTGAAGAAAGAATTGGTTCATTATCAACATTCATAGGAATTACACGTGGTTCAAATCCTATAGCATATATTACCCAGTCAGCAGTGCGTGATTCCCTTAAAATAGTTGATATATCTGTTAATGGCAAAAGACGTATAGAAGGATATTTATTTGCCATAATTTCATCAGCAATTGTACTTGCGTCTAGTTTAATTCCATCATATTCACCATCGCGTGCATACATAAATGGATTATTAGATGATGTTTTATAAATTCCAAGTATGGAATTTGCTGAACAATCCACCAAATTTTTAAGAACACAAACACCGCTATGGCGGGTTCCAAATACAAGAACTTTATGATGAGGTTCAATATATTTTTTTAAACGATTACTATCAAGTGCTACTTCAAGTGGTATGCATGGAATTGATGTATCAAGTCCCTTAGCCTCTCCACCCACAGTAAGGCATATTACTTTTGTAAAAATATCTTTTCTGTTTTTTAAATTTATTTTCCACATTGATGTAGCCGTAGACCAAGATGCAGATGTTACATAGTCTTGAATTACATTTACACGTCGCAATATCGGTTGTACACATTCACGTAATAATTTACCAATTATAGATACAGGTGTAGGTGCATCAAGTGGAAGTTCATTTGCCCATTTAGGAATCTGTAGTGACGGGAGATGAGTTTTAATACTTGAGAGTGTAACTGACCACGGAGTATTTGACATAACAGATGACCATTTTCTTAGAAGATCCCCACCATCAAAGTGGGGATCAATAATGTATATTGAATTTAATGGGATTGATGTTTCGGCGAGTAGGAGTATCAAGAGAATACCTGATACGCCTGCTCCTATTATACATATACTCATTCTAATTTAAGCAGAATCTTCGGGAGCCGTACGATTGCCTCCACGGGATGCAATATACTGGCGTTGCTGAGGAGTTGTGCAGACGCAGCCACCTCCACAGCTGAACGACGCACCACAGCACTCAGGTTTACATTGATTATTCTTAAACATGAATAGATTATCATCGCCGGGTGTAAATTCATCACCTAGTAATTTCTCATTAGGAGCCGTATAGCGCCATACAGAGCTATTATTACCTGTAGGAAGCTGAACACCATCATATGCCCCCATTGCCTTATAGGTACTCTTTGCTCCAGCTGCCGTATTTAGTTCGTAAGAGGAAAATCCCTCGCGCATCTCAGGTGCATCACCTGAGGAACCCATGTTATTACTAGAATTCTCTGTATTGCTACTAGGATACTCCTGGAACCCTTCACTGTATCCGCGCATAAACATTAATACATTCGCAAAAACAAGTATAACTAATCCTGTAAGTACAAAAGTAGTCTTCATCGCTTCTTCTCAGGATATACATTTTTACCGCCAAGTACTGCTAAGTACTTATGCAGGGGCCTTTAACGGTCCAAACTTGGACTGAATCCACTCACGGTCATCAGTATAAACTTTTGAAGCTTCAGGAATTGTTGTCTTTGTTAGTTTAGCAACTGCATCCAACTTACGAAATACACCAAGAGCACCGTAGTCATCAACAGCAAGTTTTAAAGCCTTGTGCCGCGCTCCTTCTGATTTGCGAAATGAATAGCCGTGTTTGGATAGCTCTCCCTTTCTTAAAGGTCCAATTGATACTGGAACCCCAGTAGTGGGTTTTCCTCGATCAGGAACGCAGGTTGGCTCAACATACATCGATTTTTCTTTGGGAAATACTTTATATGTCTTTCCATTTCTATGAACCGTAAAGCCATTATGCCGAACTTTTGATGTATATCTGCGCACAAATGGTTTTCTTTCAATTTGTCCGGGAGGGCAAGCCTTTCGCGCTAAACTTTTCATAGAAGGAATATACAATTTTAAACGCTGGGACATCCTTTGTTCCTCCCGAGTTTTAAATTTCTTTGAACTATTCTTATAGACTGTTGTAGATTTGACGCACCGTGGTCCAACTCTACGACGTGATGATGATATATATGAACTACGCTTATGATATCCAGCAGGACACCGTTTAGTATCACTCAGAGGTAATGATTTAATTTTTCTAGATGACATTCCTTATAATAGCATACATTTTAGTTTACAGAGGCATGACCATTAATATCAAATGTATTTGTAAAAATATCAATATTAACATATATTTTACATAGCTTACGATCGTCATAATCGAGTGTTTGTAAATCTAATTTGTACATATCGAACTCATCAAGAACAGGTTCAAAATTTGGGTGATGTGCTTTCTTTTCAAGTATAGAAACTAGTATTTTTCCTAAATTAATAATACGTTTAGCAGCTGTATCAAATTCTTTCAGATCTTGGGCAGACTTTTTATTCCATCTAGATGGATCATCCAATTCCTCTAAAATTACATGCTTCATATTTGAAACTATCTGACGGAATAGTTTGACATTTTTAGGTAATTCATCATGTTCTTCCATCTATCACATACATAGTATTTTTGAATTGCGGTTTATACTCACTAAATATACCAAAGGTATATCAGATGCCACTTTCCGGAGGTCCACAACTCAATAGAGAATCAATAGAAAATGCTTCAGAACGTGCAAGAAACGCCCCTGTAGAATTTAATCCAAAGGAGCGTTCTCAATATGTTCGTAATATGGTAGCGCGCACTATTGAATATCTTCGTGAAGGAAAAAGTATAGATGCTATTAAAGAGCGCCTACCAGAATTTGCAAGGGACTATACACATCTTTTTGAAATGATTACATCGCCTACTGGATTTGACACAAAAAGCCTACAGGTTATGTTATCTATGCTAGACCACATGGGAAATGGAAATTTAACTCAACACGATGCATCTGTTATTGTAGGAAAGCGGTTATATGAGCAATTTGGAAAGCCGGCTACTGATTAACGGCAATTGCCAGTAAACAACTGTGGATATTTCTCAATCATAAGCTGTCTATGGGCAACTTTTGGTATAGCATTTACATGAAATGTTTCACACCAAACTGAAGAATGTTTTATACAATACTCTAGAAACGACGTCCACCATATTTCAGGTGATTTACTTAATACAAGAGCGTGCTCAATAAACGCAATCTGTTGTGTTATACCTGTTTGTATGTGCTTCTCTAAAAAGGCTGACTCATCAGATGTAAATATTGGATCAGATACAGGATATTTTAAATCTTTACTATTTATTTCTAGCTCTTGAAGTTTAATTAAACATTCATGAATGATTCCACGGAAGCCCCGTCCAAGAAAGTAGCGCTCAGAATTACATGGACGAGTCATAGCTGGCTTGTACAACGTCCACTCCTTAAAACAACGCCCAAGTAGAAGAATAAGATTGACTGTATGAGGCGAATTACAATCAAAGAACTTCAGAACAAATGAGCCACCTTGTAAAAGTGTCTGAAGACCGATTATAGAAGAGCATACAAGTAGGTGAAATACATTCTGCTCTTGACATGCATAATCAACACTAAAGTCAAATCCACCATCGGCAGTAAATATATGTACACCAGGTTTACAAAGTTTAATAAAACTTTCCTGATTCGCCTTTACATATATATCACCAGTGCTATCTTCTCCATAATGAATTTGAACCTGTTTATACTTATGTAAGAAGTTTGCTGCCTTTTTCCATCCTGGAACATGCGAGGTAGTTGGACGTAATGTCATTGCTATTGATGACGCAATCGTTTTCTTTTTATAGGCTGACCTTTGGTGTATTGCTTGAATAAATCCACCAGGCCCCTCGGCAATATGTGCCGTTCGTAACTTTACTTGTGTAGAGCTATCAAAAAATTTGAGAACTTCGAGCATTTCAATCATTTTATAGTAAGACCGTGACAAGGGCTGATCAAGACTAAGTGATGGTGGTAAGCGGTCATCATTATGTGTATACACAAGTTCATAGGGATTAACCATTTTTTTGGCAAGTTCCCATTTATGTTCTTTATCAAGAACTTCAATTTTTCCTTTTGTTTCTGTAATTTCAAGACATGGATTTTCAATCCACGAAACAAAACTTAGTGCAGGAAGAGATACGGAAGTCCACGGTGGACTCCGTACCCATTCTACTGTTTTCCAAGGGGGTGCCCCCTCTACCAAACGTTCCATGATTGTATAATGTTCTGTAGGTTTAGACCTAATAAAATAAAGTATTATGCGTATCAGTAAACAAAGAAATAGTATCATATATTAATATATTCTTAGTTTCAATATTTGATACAAATATATCTACTTGAATATGATTTGTATACAAAAATAAAATAATAGGAATAAAATCTTCAGAGTAATTAATATGTACAAGTCGTGGTTTTCCATTTCTTGAAACAATATACATATATTTATATGAGTTTTTCAACAGATTTAATGTTTTTAGAGAGTTTTCTACACATTCATTTTTTGTTAAACCATACCAATAGACTGTAAACTCAAATACAATTTCATTAATTCGTGAAAAATAAGGTGAAAGCGAATTAACAATTATAAGGTCATGTCCCTCGGTATCAATCTTAATTATATCAATAGTTGTATGCTTATTAAATATAAAATCAAGTGTTGTTAGCTCTACAGAAATACCTGTATTTGTACGCAAAGATGACTGACCTCCATTAAATTCCATTTTACTTACACCCTTTGTGTCAGATACTGCTTTATTAAAAATATGAATTGTATCACTTTCATATTTTTTTATTGACTCAAATGATATAGGATTTGGTTCAAATGTGTATAATTCAGAAGTAGGATTTATGTATTTACAAAATAAACTCCATGCAGCAATATCTGCACCAATATCAATACATATAGGAGCATTTTTATCTTTTATATTTTCATATGTTATACATGCAATACATACATCGCCATCATTTTTACATACAAAATCATTAAAAACAACTGCTAGTCGATTAGAGCTTATAAATTCCATATGTGTTTATAGGATGTATCTTTAAACCCATTGCCTACAACCCTATGATGGCGCACCCGATAGACGAGTCTATCGGGTAAGCCTGGCATACGAGCGTAGCTCGTATGCTCGGTAAGTATGCTACAGCAAACGTTAAGCCTTTGGCTTAACGCAACTTTGGCACTTGCCGTTAATCCTCAGCATCAACAACAGTAAATCCCACATCAGGCTCCTCAAGTAGCACTGCAGCATTTGGCATGGCCACATTCATACGTAGGCGCGCCGTTGAGCAAAGGTCACTCTCATCCTCAAAGAGCTCCTGATTAATCTGCTCCGTTGTTGGCTCGGCATCCTCATCATCAGAATCCTCAACATCAGGAAGCCCATCCTGGAATTTGAGAAGGGCGGATTCATCAAGTAGAATATCAAAGAAACCTGTTCCACCACGAATGGGCTGTCCCATCATAATATTTGATGAAACGCCCGTTACAGGGTCCATCTCACCAAAGAGCGCTGCATTGAGAAGAATCTTTTCCGTTTCCTCAAATGATGCCTTTGCTAGTGGCCCAATATCCGTCTTGTTAATACCATGACGGTCGGCAGGCATTAGACGACCAGCGCGAGTCATAACATCACACAGGAGTCCAAGATGGCGATTATTCACCCCTGCCTCCTCAAAGAGCGTGGTAATCTCATTAATAAGAACAGCACGCGTTGCTTCAATACCTAGTACGGGATAAATATCGTGTACATGGCTCGATGAAATACGCGTAGCATCCACATACGGATGATTCATTACCTGTAAGAAGTTGCTACCATCCGTATCAAGAACATACTGCGTTACCTGCTTGTACGCCCCATTCTCTAGCTCAAGAAGGTCCTTATCTTCACGGAAGGTTACACTCTTAATACCAGGAATACCGCGGAACACAATACCATTGATAATACGACTCTGGAACTTCTTCAGTGCCACAAGGTCATCCAGCCCACTCTTCATCATCTCTGGAAGACGCATGCGCATAATGAGCTTATTGCTATTATAGTCGCTATAGACAAGATGGAGTGCCTCGCCAAAGCGTGTGCGTAGTACATAGGCAACATCGTCCATGCTGATATTCTTACGGAACATTCGGTCAGGGTCCATCTCTAGACGGAGAAGCCATCCGCTCCAAGTCTGGGTAGGTGCTTCTTCAGCCTCTTCATTTCCTTCCGCCTCTGCCTCAAACAGCTTATAGAAGGCAAGAAGCTCGCGGTCTTCCTCAATCGTAGACTCACTATCCGAGGGATCGAAATACACGGCCGTCTTGATAGTAATATCTTTGAGAAGGGTTAACTCAAGATCCTGGGCTACCTGACGCGCCTTCTCCTTTGACCCGCGGAATTCTGGCTTTAGACTAATGCTCAGTGAAATAGCCTTTGGGTTCTGCGTAACCTTGAGAAGTTCCTTAAGACGAGGAACACCACGCGTTACATTCGACTTGGCAGCCACACCAGCTAAGTGAAAGGTGTCTTTTACTCCAATACAATCAAGTGTCATAAAGTTTCGCGTGCTTTCTACTGTTAAGTCATACACGCGATTCTTGATGGGGACAACTTCGCGAATTGCTTTGATGGTATCCCAGACCATATCGCCTGTAGTTTCACGACGGCAGTTTGATACCTTCCCTTCTGGAAAAGAGGTGTCTAGAATGTTCTGTTTTGATGTAGATGTTAGTGTAAAGACAGAGGCAAATATGTTGCTATACTTCACAGGAATATACATTGTGTAATTTGTGCGTACAGAATCAAAGACACCAAGCTCTGGCGTGCGCTCAGAAAGTGTTGTAAAGATTCCTGAGCGGGCTAACACGGTTGATAGACGCACAAGAAGGTCCTTAGACACGGAGGTAGCCTTTACACATCCAGTTTTCTTTTCAATGGTACCATCACCACTAATATAGCCATCAACAAGGCCCTTGATAAAGGTATCAGGCGCCTGGAAGACCCAATCAGGCAGTGTCTTTTCATAGCTTACACGCCCAAACATCTTCTGCATAATAGTGGCTACTGCCGTTGAATGAATAATAAGGCTGGTTGTAAGACCTTTGATTCCCGACTTTTCGGCTTCGCGATTAGCCGAAACAATATGGGTACCCACATTCCATGACTTCATAAAGCTTTGAACCTTCTCGAGATACACACTATCATTGTTTGTAATACAGACTTGGGTAGAGTTGCTCATTCCCTCAGCAACATAGGCTCCAACAAAGAATCCAAACATCTCTGTGAGTGGAATATTCTCAGGAATCTGGGAAACATCTGGGCGCGTGCGTGACGGATAGACATATCCACATTTAATCTGACTTGCATTTGAGTTACGCCCATCTACAAATGCATCACGGAAAGCGTCGCTGCGAGCATATGGAACTGTAAAGAGTGTACCATTATGCTTCTGGAACCAATGGCGCTCATTACTATTAAGTGCTGTGAGTGCCTTTTCCACCTCGGACCCATACAGCCACTGTGATGGTGGTAGAATTTCACGGAGTGAAACACTATCTAGTGTGCCGAGTGTATCAATCGCAAGACTGGTAGCAATGGGCAAGACATCACCTAGCTTTAGTTCAGAGCCATTGATATCCTCTACACTGTTACCCACGCGTGTGAGGAACGACTTGCCCTTTGTAGCCTTTACTACACGTCCTGAAGCAAGAGATACCTCAAGAATGGTATTAGTTCCATCGGTATTTACAACAGGATGGCTCGTAATCGCCTCTAGCTTTGTCCACATCATCTTGCCATGCGTGTCACACGAGATTGCTTTCCAATCATTACCATCATCTAGGGCTACATAGATTTGGTCATTTGGAAGATACTGAATCTTGTGAGATGGAACAGATGCAATGTATGAATCAATAAACTCGCCAATCACGTGCGATACAATCTTTCCGTTCTTCGCAATCATAATCTGAGTGTCCCAATCAACACTATTTAGTGTCATCTGCGTCGATGGCTCACCAATTGACTGGGCGGCAATAATACCAACCTGCTCACCAGGAAGCGCCCAACTCTGGTAGTTGCGAACAAGAATCATTTCGCACAGGGCATCAAAGGCGCGCTGGGTAAAACGCGCCTTACCCAGCATCTTGTGCGGGGCAAGATTGAAACGGAGAAGAGCTCCCCATAGCTTATTAAAGGGCTGAGTACGCTTAATCAGCGAATTAATCTTCTCAATAATGTATGCAGGTGTAAGCTCAGTAGGTGTTTCAGCATTGAGTTCAAAACTAATAGCAATAGTATTAATGACACGCTCAAGATTGACAGGGGAAAACAGCGGAACATCCATACGCGACATCTGAACACCCTCGACAAGCATCTTGCGGTCGCTTAGAACCTCTCTAGCAAATGTATCAAGCGCTGATGTATCATCAGATGATAGACCCGAAGAATCAAGCATACCGTACTGCTTTAGAAGTTCTTCCTCAGAAAGTTTCTGAAGCCCTAGGCTTGCCGACTCAATCTTAGTAGCATTTGTGCCATCCTCACCATAGTGCATCTGAACAATGTTCATGCGAGAGTCACGAACAGACCCGTCGTATTGCGTAACAAGGTCCTCCATTGCCTTTACAAGCTGGCGCTGGATGTATCCTGTATCGGCAGTATCACGAACTACAAGACCATTCTCAAGAGCAAAGTTTAATGTAGATGGAACTGTAATATCATACATTTTTGGATACTTAATATACCCTGCTGTACCGGGTTTTACATCGATAATGATAATATTAGTAATAGAATCTTTAATAACATTTTTTGAATCATTATTAATAATTACAGGAAGTGCATCTCCAACTTTAACTTCAGACATTACTCGCTCCTTGTATTGAGAAATAACTTCATCATAAACAATAAGAGATTTAGCAGCTGTTACAATAACTGAGCGCCCACCTTCTGTAGTAATCTCATATAAGGTATCACCAGGATCGTGGCGTGTTACAGCTGTAATAGACGCAATACTGATTAGACCATTATCATCGCACGTTTTAATAGAGATATTTGTGTTGTTTAGTTGTAAAAGTTCAAGATTTGCCTCATTTGGAAAGTATTCAACTTCAGTGCTTCGAATATCAAGCTGAGCATCAATCCAATCACCAATTGCAACACACTTTGCATTACCATTTTCTATGATTACAATCTTTGTATCGCCCGTTACAGACTTAACAGCCGTATCAATAAGACCCTCACGACCTGACATGGCGTGAAAGAAGAATTCCTGAGGACTGAGTCCATCAATGAAACTGTTCTCTACAAAACCCCGTGCCTCGGCGCCATCATCATACTTCTTATAGTGTGGTAGGGTGCGGTCCGTAAATCCATAGGGAATACGACGACCCTCTGGTGCCTGCTGACCAACACACGCCATCATCTGCGCAATGTTAATGGTAGAGCCTTTTGAGCCCGCGCGTACCATTGCTACAAGGCGATTCTCATCGGCAAGAGAGCCTAGACCAATCTTGCCTGCCTCCTCTGTTGCCTTATTCAGCTCACCAAACACCTTGTCCTCAAACTCCTGCTGATTCGACTTGCCCGTGTTATTATCGAACAGGTCCATGTGAATCTGTAGAAGAATGTTCTCAATGGCTGCCTTGCGCTTCTTAATAACCTCCTCCATCTGTTTCCGCGTATCCTCATCAGCAATCAGGTCGGAAATGCCTACTGAAAAGCCATTATAGACAAGAAACTGCTCGACCGTATTCTGCATGGCATCAATAAAGTCGACCGTTTCTTTTGAGCCATGGTCCTTGAAGATAACATGAACAATACCCTTTGCCGGCTTTGAGAAGATATCCTTATCCAAGATGCCCTGCTGAATTACGCCCTCGCGAATCTTTACAAGATTTTCAACCTTCTTATCATCTTTATACATTCCATTACCCATCTCAATATTGATGGGAGGTAGAAGCTGGCTGATAACCTGATGACCAGTCCAGCGAAGCTTTCCCCCTACGTCTTTACCACCCTTGGGTACAACACCCTCAAACCGCCGATTCCACATCATCATATTCATGAAAGCACGGCGATTGAAGTTTACAGTCGGCTGGGTCATACGGTATGAGCCAACAAGACTGTCCTGAACCACGCCAATAACTGGCTTAGCATGGCGAGGTGTTACAATCTGATGAGGAACCGCTGCAATCTCGGAAAGCTCGCACGATGCCTCATATGACTGAGGAATATGAGCATTCATTTCATCACCGTCAAAATCAGCATTGTACGGACTGGTTACTGATACATTAAGACGGAATGTGTTATAGGGGAGAACACGAACACGATGGCCCATCATAGACATGCGGTGAAGCGTAGGTTGCCGATTGAATAGTACAATATCTCCGTCGGCAAGATGGCGATTCACTACGTCGCCAAGGTGAAGAACAATTTCCTTTGTATTGATGTGCTTAAGACTAATCATGCGCCCGCCCTTTGCACGTACAATGGTCTTGGCACCAGGATACTTATCAGCGCCATTCTGAACAAGCTTGTACATAACATCACGATTATAGGGCGTGACCTTCTCAGGAAAGGTGAGATTCATGGCAATCTTAATAGGAACGCCAAGCTCGCCAATAGAGATGCGAGGGTCGGGCGTAATAACAGAGCGCGCGGAGAACTCTACACGCTTGCCCTGAATATTGTAGCGAATGCGACCCTCCTTTGAGCCAAGGCGTTGCTGAACAGACTTAAGCGGGCGACCCGACCGCTGAGCCGATGGAGCCACACCAGGAATCTGATTATCAACAAGGGTGGCAACATGATACTGTAGCACAGTGTGCTCATCCTCAATAAGATTCTTGCCAGAGTTGTTATTGATTTTGTCCTGAAGGCGCTGATTTGTCATGATAATCTCAAACAGCTTGTGCGTGAGGTCATCCTCTGAGCGCTGATTATTGTCCTGGATTACTGATGGGCGAACCTGCGGAGGAGGAATGGGCATCACACTACAAATCATCCAGTCAGGACGGCACCAGAAACGATTGAGCCCAATGAAATCGACATCCTCATCGGTAATACGCCGGAAAAGACGAAGAACAAATTCTACCTCAAGATATTGACGTTGCTTACTACTTGCCTCGCCGGCTATTTTTGCAGCACCGGGACCCTCCATCTCGTCCCATTCTGCTACAATACGAGCGATTCCCTCGCGAACATAGCGGTCAGGCTGACGGGCCCCACAGCCATCCTCGGTTTCCTGCCCACAACGGCTAATCGTACTACTCTTATTCAGTACTGCCCGCCAGCGCCCCTCTCCACGTCGGCGAGATATGTCTGCATGAAGCTCCTTGTCAATAAGAAGCTTACTACAGCGAACACATACACAGTTTAGAACATTGAGAATCGTTCCAAAGAACTGGATGAAGTAGACAGGGCGGGCAAGCTTGAAATGCCCAAAATGTCCTGGGCATGAATGATTTGTCTGTGAACAACTGCGACACGTTTTTCCGTTATCTAATACACCCATGCGCGGGTCGAAAAGGCCACCAATACGGGGCTCATTACCATCATAGGTTCCTGCATTTGTAATTTCAACAACCGAGCGACGCTCGATTTCATCTGGGCTGAAAATTCCGAACTGAATTCCGACAATAGGCTGAATCTCGGAGTTAGGTCGAATGATTCCAGCTGGCATCCCTCTCTTAGTTTATTAGGGATTTCTATAGGTGGTGAATTCGTATTTAAGCCTCAATTTTTGATAACTCAGCAAACTGCAGATTTATCAAAAATATTTACATTTAGGATTTTCTATTAGGATCGTGTGCGAGTTCCTGACCTTGACGGTGTGCCAGACTTTGAGGGTGTGCCAGACTTTGATGGAGTAACAGAAGGTGTTCCAGACTTTGATGATGTTATAGAGTTTGATGCTGTTATAGAGGGTGTCCTTGAATTTGAAGATGTTACTGATGGAGTTCCTGACTTTGAAGGAGTTACTGAAGGCGTTAATGTTCCAGACTTTGATGGAGTTCCAGTTGGTGTTACTGATGGGGTCATAGAAGGTGTGCGTGAATTTGATGAAGTTACTGATGGAGTTAC